ATTCGTAATGCCGGTAATAATCGCATTATAATAATTATTTATAGTAAATGGATTCATCTATTCAAAAAAATTATTATTAGTACACAAACTAATAATAATTATTACACAAACTAATAAAATAAACGAACAATAATTTATTTACATAAATTTTTCTGGTATCGGCTGACATTCCCAGTAGTCGTATAAATATTTTATATTGGATGCGGGATTACTTCTTTCGGTTAATTCTAAATATAGTAAACGTTTTACTAATGTATCGCATAATTCTATTCTATTTAATTCATTTACATTATTAACCCCAAGCTTTTCTAATACCTCAATTAAGTATTCTTTACTTTTTGTGTCGCAAGTTGTTCCGCGTTCTACTTTTCGCATATCTATTTCTTCATCCTTACTATATTGTTTATGTATAGGTTTTCTTATTTTAAATTTAGTAGTAAGTCCGCCAATTTCTTTATAATAAAACCCTATTATAATATCGTTTTCTTTATATACGACACAATCACCACCATATCCAGCTGCATCAAACCACCCCTTTGCATTATTATAAAATCTTGGTATGGTTGATATAGAATAGCCAATAGGTAAGACAGACCCTATTTTTAATTTTCTTTTTATACTATCATTTATAAGCCGGACTTTATCTGTGCTAGTCATTCCTACATTTATAGGTGTTTTATGCATAAATCCTCTTGTATTTTCATTAACAATATTCGAAATTATGTTTACTAATGGCTTATTAGTATTACATTCATCACATTTGAAATTGTATAATTCTTGGATATGTTTTCTAGTAGTATCGTAAAATAAAATAATACGTTTGATATCATATACTACTAACATTTTTACATAGAAATCAATTATTTTAGGAGATATGTTTATTTTTTTGGGATCTGTCATTATTGTGTGAATTGTAAAAATAACTTCCTCGATAAATTTTCTCTGGAAATCTACACTATAATCACAGACAGAATCCAATATAGATACATCACCAATATTATAACCTTCATACCTGCGAATAAATTTACTCTTTTTAATTTCGTAAGATTCGTTAGTATGCGAATGTAAAATATATTCATTCAAATTTATGTCTATGTCGCATTTTTTACTAGTATCACGGTATTGTGATTCGACATAAATTGTTTTATCCCGCGACACACCTACTAGAATATAATATTCATCAATTTTTACAATATTATATAATGATCCGTCTTTCACGATTCGTTTTTCATTTGGATCAAATAGTTTTTCAATAACTGTGCTATTATCGTTAGATATATTAATATTATTGATAGTTAGCCGAAACATTGCTATATGTATATTATCATCGCTTATTAAGGACGGATTAAATTCAGTCGCAAATGGCGGGTCTTTTACTAATTTTATTATATCCGACATTTTTAAAGTTGTAGAAACTTCTATAAATAAACGTTTAATAATATATATAACATCCGCTATCTCCATTTCGTTAAAATAAGCATTACTCGTCCATGTCATAGGATTTTTAGTAAAATTAAATTTTGGTGTAAATTTTAATACTCCTAATTCGCCTTCTTCTACAAATGCAGTCTTAATCATATTATAATTAATTGCTGCATCTGCGCCAACTTCGTTAAGCGATCTTTCTATTTTTTGAATTATTTTATAATCATTTATACGATCTCTATATTTCTCTTCTTCATACGATAGTTCGCCATTTGGTAATTTCGTTGTATATATTTTATATGTAACAGTACGCTTTTCCGGTGGAAGTAAAAAATGGCTTTTTTGTCTGTTTGCTCTTCCGAATATCTGAATAAGCGAACTTATATCATCTGGTTTAGACATTACCAGTAAAAGGGATACTGCCTTTAAATCTAATGATTCGCGGATACTATCGGATCCTAAGAATATTTTTACTTCGCTACCAGTAGTATTATTAGGACTATTAAAGTCTTCTATATTACTTTCTCGGATACTTAAATCAAGATCCCCATAATATAGAGTATATCTACAAGGTTTGAACTCAGTCTTTTGCTTGATAAATTCGCGTCTAGGAATTCCAGTATTTGCATCTAGTGTAGAATCATCTGTGTCGGAATATCTATCGATTATTCCATTTTGCGAAAGAACTTCTTTTATAAATAAAACACCACTCATCCGCACATATTTATGATAGATTACTATTTTACCTCCGCCGTTTTTTATATGACTTATAATATCGCACATCATAGAATGATATTTTGTACTGACCTTTTTTAATTTTGACATATGCAAAAATTCCCCGCTTAAAATTAAATCGGAATTTACATTCGTTACAGTTATACCGTTAGATTCCAACCATTCTAATTTTGCATTATTGTATTTATCTTTTACATCTTGTGTTTTATATAGCCATTCACCCCCAATCGGATTCGGTAAAATAAAATCCATTATATATTGACTATCCTGCGTTAGTGTTCCGGAATATATTTTTTTATAAATTTTATAAGCTTCTTCCGGCATTTCTGACCGTACGAATTTTAACATATCTATTCCTTTTATCTTTTCACCTTGTAAGAATACTCGTGGATAATATTTAAGATCGGCATCAGCTAAGAACAAAATTTTTCCAGTAAATAATTTACCTATTTTATTAAATACCGCATCATTAGATATTTTATTACAGTTATCTGCGTCGCATTGTTTAAAAAAATCTTCTTTATTATGTTTTTCTTCAGAAACCAAGTTAAGCAAATCTATAATCTCTGAAGCATAGTGGTTAATCGGTGTTGCCGAAAGAAATAATGCTTGCACATCTTTTCCAAGATAGTCAAGCAGCGCTTGAATTATAATACCCCAATTATTTTTATCACAACTGTTATAGACATTATGGATTTCATCACAAACTATTTGGCTATGCCTGAAAGTTTCAAATAATTTATAATTGATTTTAATATCGCCGGATTTTATTCTTTCGTGTATTTCTTCCTCATTTAAAGTAGAGATATCAATATCTGACAATAACGATCTATTTACAAATTCACGAAATCCGTAAAATACAAAAAATCCGTTTTTTTTTCTATTCGTTAATCGCCGGCGTAACATAATAGAATAATCACGAAAATTTTCTTTATCTATTATAGAAGAAGACATTGCATTGAATTCTAATTGCCGAACTCGTTCTAGTTCTTGTACTGTTATATATCCAAATTCAGGCCTATTGAGTAATTCTTTTCTAAAAATATTTTTTGTTGGGCCTAATATAAGAATAGATGGCAATACAACTTTCGGGTTTAATTCTCTTTTTTTTTTAAATAAATCGATCATTTGTTTGCAAATATTACATGCCAATACTGTTTTACCAACACCTGTACCGTATTTTATGAAAATTCTTTTTGATGGAGTATTAGGAGAACAATAAACCTGCGCGAAACGCTGATAAGATCGTAAAATTAGTTTATTACTTAAATCTATATCAAAATCTACTTTTGTATGGGGTTTGTCTAATGATGGCGAATTTCGGACAAATTCCATACGATTTAATATGTCTGCAACATAAGATTCAGATACTTCTTCATACGACATATTAAAATTATTTTTTATATATAGAGAAATATTGATATTATGAAAACGAAATATTCGTTTGGTTTAGGTATATGCAAATACTCTGATGATGGATATCCTAGTATTTTAATATGTAAAAAAAGAGTATCATACGAATTTTTAGATTTCGTAAGAGGGGTATATCCATTAGATGATAACTATACACACATGAAAATATTAATAAATAAAATGAATAAAATAGAAAGAGATTTGATCGAGACTATGGATTTTACAAAGATATGGTGGCACGCCTATCACGAATCTATTATGTCCTCTCATGCTATAAATTGCGAGAATAAATTTTATAATACTTATTCTGATAGTAATACTAAAAAAAAATTAACGGAATTACTAAACTCTGTAAATCATGAACCTATGAATTGGGACTTACCAAAAGGCAAAAGAGAACGCGGGGAACTACCAGTAGATACCGCAATCCGCGAAACACAAGAAGAAGTAAATTTATACCCCACTGATTATAAGTTCCTATCAAAGATGCCTATAATATACGAAATTATTGAATATGGTGTACGTTATATATTAATGATTTTTATTGTGGATTATATAGGAAAATCTAATACATGTGTACCCGATGGCAATGAAATTATTAAAGTATCTTGGCTGAAAGAGAAGGATGTTGATAAAATAGAAGGCGTTATTAAAGAACTTATAATAGATATATTAAATAATTATAAGTCACTTCCCAAAGAAGAGCATCAGCCAGAACCATGCAAAACAGTAGAATATAAACGCAAAATAAAATCAAAAAAAATACGATAGTCATACAAAATCATACAGCAATCGTTAATTAGTATTATATATATATATATGATGTCTAAAATTCCGTGTTTCATTTTTCGGCTACATTGTATTTAATCAGCATGTACTTTACCTTTATTCTTTTTTTGATAATTAGTAAGACCTATAATCGTCATCCATAAAGAATATTGATATAAATCGCGTCGATCAGATGAAATATTCTCGTTGAGTTGCTCATCTAATAATGCCGAATCGCCAAATTTTGGATGCTTAAACACATTATAACCATTCCATTGTTTTCTATTATTTTGCATAGGATGTCTGAAATTTCGCGTTTCATCTTCCGGAATCCCAGTAATAATACTCGCTTCTTTATCAATATAGAAATTATTAAATCCGGTGTTAAATGATTTATTCGAACTGATGCTAGTATTGAATATAGTATACTTTCTTAATAAATCATCTTCCGCACCTATTACACTACATGATTTTGGAACTTCTATATACATATTATTATTGCCAGTTGTTAAGATAAACTTAGGTATTTTATGACCGGTATGATACACAAGCAAACCTGGGGGAAATCCTATTAATTCGTTATCATCGGCAACAGTAACCATATCAACGGAAGTTTCGGTATCATCCATAAATTTTACCGAGGTGATATTAAATTCGAATTTTGGCATAACAGTTGTGGCATTCATAGTTTCTATATATGCATTAATGGTATTAAAACAATTACACCCGCGTTCATAAAAAAATTCATAACATTTGTTTTTATTTAATTCCGTAAACAGTGATTTGGATATCGTCTGCATTATATTACCTAGTGAATTAAACGCATCTATATGAAATGTATAAAAAAATTTAACTGAATCTACATATTTCGAAATACAATCAATTATATAATTTGATTTATTACCTTCGTACTCTATTAATACAAAGTTTTCGTCAATATTATCGCATTCTTCTTCTAACAAATTAGGTATACTATCTAATTGAATTATTAGATTTTGCATTTTATCTACGCAATCGTTCATTTTTGTAGCAAATTATAAGTTATATATC